AAAATATTTTTTAATTTAGAAAATTATTTTTTATATACCCAAATCTGTGGTAACCATGCCAGCTGGTTTAATACCAACTACTCCTGTACTTTCTGTACTATTCCAATTTTTAGTTACTGGATTAAATGAAGGAGCATTACCTTTTGTAACACGCCAAAATTGATAAGCTAAACTACAAGATATGGTCTGAATTGCACCTCCATCTTTAATATCATAATTGGATGCTTCTAAGCTTTTAACCCAAGCACCATATAAAGTATAAGATCTAATAGTTGCCATGGCTTTATTTAAAAGTTCGAGAACAATTACCTGTCCTTGATCAGGCATTCCATAAGCTCCTGTGCTAGTTTGATCATCAAAAAGTCTAAATGTAGCGTGTTCTAACGCGTCTCTAATTCTATAATCTTTATCGCATCTGAAAGTAACTGCCCAATTATCCGATCCAGGATAAGAAACTGTGCCAGGTGTGTTGAATTGCAATCCCATGTATGGAACCGGAACGCTATTGATTTGCCTTCCAGGAAGAGAAGCTGTTTCTACATAAACATAATGTTCTGGACTGAACGTTATGGGACCAAATCTCGACAACTTAAACTGGAATTGTCTAGCAAAGTCGTTGTTGTATGCTGTATTATAAAATTTTTGAATGCTCATATATATTATTTAATGTATAATTTTTAAAAAAAGTTAAATGATTTCGTTGAAATCTTGAGATGTTCTCGTAGCAATAAAATTCAATAAAATAAACTCAGCTGTACGAGTTGGCTTAAGGTATATATCAACTACCATTTCGTTTCTATCAATAACGTCAGGAGTGTTGTTTCTTTCATCACAAACAATGGCATAATCGTATAAGCCTTCGTTATTAACTACAGAGTTAAATACAGGAGACAAAACTGCATTTACTTGAGTGCGAGTGAAAGCTGTATTTGGTTCAAATACATAGTATTTTATAACTGTGTTCACCGCTTTTTGTAAATACAAGAATAACCTGCGTACGTTTAGTCTATCTAAAGAAGAAGGTTTAGATTGTAGCGTTTTTTGGCCAAACACAGCGTAACCTATACCATTGAAATACAATACGGGATTTAATCCAAGCTCGTATAATCTATCTCTTTGTTTTTGATTTGGATTAAATGCTAAATCGGTTACGTTGCCGAGCACTCCTCTATTCAAGCCCGCTGGAGCTGACCACACAAAGCCTGTAGAGTCACTTCTAGCTATAACTGAAGCAATATAACCTGTAATTGGGAGCCACATCTGATTTCCACTAAATAAATCTAATGTTTTGATCCAGTTTGCATAAATGGCTGCGTAACTTGACTCTAAAGAACCAACTAATTCTCTTAATGGATTATAAATATTAACTGTAAAATTATTACCTTCTAGATCTAATGTCTTAGTAAATTTACCGTTAACAAAAACGGACCTAGGAGGATCTACTAAAGCTATACAATCTTTGCGAGTATTTTGAGCAAAGTTAATAAACATGTTAGCTAAGGATCTCCATGTTTCTGCAACATTATTAATGCTGTTTATACTTGTGGTGTCATCAAAACTGACTGTTCCAGAACTATTTTGAACTTTACTCACCGAACCAATAGTGGATATTCCTGCATCAATAATTACATCACAATTGAAGTATTCAGGATTGTCTACCATACGTAACGCTCTGTCTAGTTTAAGAGCAACGTTACCTACTTGTTTGGTTAAGTCCTGAGAACGAGAATCAGGGACGTATGTTCCAATAGGATATAAAGCTTTTGCTGAATCTGAGATTAATACTCTATGGGCAGGTTTGGATGAACCTTTAGTCCATTGGAACGATCTTGCAATTGCAGGATTTGTATACATTTGAACTGTAGAGGAATTTCTATTAATCTTGTCTTCAATAAACGCTGAATCTAATCCTCCTCCAAAGGGAGAGGCAATTTTTCTTGAAGCATCTAAAGACCCCAAATGTTTTTCATCAGTACCTAATGTGAGCACTTGATCGTTTGTGATAGAGCGTCTTACTTTAAATACGCCTACGGATACATGATCAATGTAATCATCAGTTTCGTAACTAATGAATCCTACCTTTTCCAACCGTTCTGACACACAATCTTCTCCTATTTCAGCAGCAACTTTAGTTGAGGAAAGACTAAAATCCAATCTTGAACTTGGAATTTCTGCAAAAATTCCTGAAGCAGACAGACTATAAATTCTGCTAATGCTATCATAATTAGGAGAACCTTTTAAAGCTGCGCTGTTTTCGCTGAAACCAACATAATAACCTTCTCCAACTTCATTAATTGTTGATTGTAAAGTATTCAAAAGGAAAATACCTGCTCCAATTTTCTCAATTACGTTTGTTGAGTTGTTGCGTTGTATTAACAAACCGCTATCATTAGTTGGAAGATCCCAATCAAAATCTCCTCTTTGAATAACTGCCCAATCTTCTGAACTAAATGAGAATGGCTTAGGAGCTCCAATTGTCCATGCACTTTGAGATGTAGTTACTGTTTGGGGAAGTGGCTCTGTAGCTGTCCAGCTGAGTACTCCTGAACTATTTGCGGACCATTGAATTTCAATAGTACCATAGGATCCAGTTGCTGTCGTAGAAACACTGAAGGTTGAAGCAGCAGTGCCATCTCCAAAGCCAAAAGTAGCTACTCCTCCATCAACAGAAGAAGTAACTTGTGTATATAATGTGGAACTAGAACTGGTTAGGTTACCAGAATAAAAATATGTAGTGGTATTTAAAACTATACTATTTACTTGAGCTCCTCCAATTGTAACTGGTCCAGAATAACCAGCTGATGTATAGGCTGTATTTGTTGGACTGTAACTTGTTGTACCTCGACTATAGTACGTAGACAAAACTGGGGCAAGGGTTGCAGGGTAAAACAATCCACTATAAGAGCTAGAGTAATCACTGCCTCCTGAAACTCCGTAAGGTAACCTAATAACGTTCAAGGTAGCAGGGGAATTTAATATTTCTCTGCATGAATAATAAAGATATTTCTCAGCTGGAGTTGTAGGAATTCCATACACAGATTCTAATTCTCCAACACTTGTAATTAAAATTGGTTCGGTCGTTGGACCCTGTGAAGCAAAGCCAGGTACCACTACGCTTGTGCCTGCTGGTAAGTTAGCTCTAACCGAAAGATCCTTTTCAG